TAAAATCAGCTGCAGGTGCCAAATGTCCTTTATCATATGGATTGTTTGCATAGTCCTTATCATCTGAGGTTAGGATTGAATCACAAACGTAAAAGTCCATACCCTTTCTTGGTGCGGTTCCATTTGGACATTGAACCGTGTATCTAATAAATTTAGGCTGTTGTAATTTCTCTGAATACACCAACTCAAACATGTCAGTCTTGACATAAATTGAATCTCTTAATGTTTTTTGTCCGTAAACGAATAATGGTAAAATAAATCCTAATGTTAGTAATAGTTTTTTCATGTTATAATAGTGCTTTTGCTCCAAGTAATACTTGGTAATTTATTGTGGTACTTTTTATTTGTTGAACCCCACTGAAGCTCAAGTTAAGTTTAAATTTCTTTGTTAATCTATAATCGAATGCTGTGAATGGAACCATTAACCAACCTGACTTATACCATAAACCTTCGTAGTAATAAACGAAAGGCGAATAAACCACAACCATCATGGTTGTATTGGTTATCTTCTTACTTACTTTGAATGTTCCAACTCCACCACCAAGTGCAGATAAACTTTGGAATCTTGATTCACCCAATTTACCCGTAGTAAAATTAACCCCAAGTGTTGATGTAATTGATTTATACTTGTATGAAGTCATTAAAGAAGTAGTATTGAACAAATCTCTCTCAAAGTTTAACATTGATGAATTAGCAACAATCCCTGTAAAACTTTTAACTTTCCTACCCATGAATAACGTTAAACTTGAATTGTTAATACTGGTTGTATAGTTAAGTAACGCACCCTTAACAACTGTGTTGTTGGTATTACTTTTAACAACACTCATATTCATTCTAAATTGTTGTGGTTCTCCTTGTGTCGCGCTATTAATTACAACTATATCACCATTCAATACAATCCCTCCTTGTTTTGCATTAGCAACTTTCTCTTTTGCACTTGATGTACTTCTCGCATTATCTGTACTTTGATTTTGTTGTGTTTCGTCAGGAGTTTGTGTATTACTATTCTGACCATTACCACTTACAGTCGACTGAGTCTGTTGACCTCCTCCTTGAGTTGTTGTATTCGGATTTCCTGTGTTTCCTCCTGATGTCTGTGACGTTTCTCCACTTCCTTGAGTTTGTCCTCCACCATTTGGATTAGTGTTTCCACCTGTTTGGTTTGGTTGATTTGTCTGAGTTCCTCCAGAGCTACCATTATTTCCCTCGTTAGTTTGCCCATTTCCTTGTTTTTGATTGTTAATGGTTTGACTACCCTGACCATTAGTGGTAGGATTACTATTTGATGTCGTGTTATTATTATTCGATGAGTTGTTGTTCTTTTTTTTGTTGTCCTCTGATGCAGATTTTTCTTTCGCCTCGACAATTCCACCGACACTCGCACCCCCAATTGAACCTATGTCGGTTAATGCTGACATCACATTAGTCAATACCGCAATATTATTTTGAGTTATTAACACATTCATATTTGTGTTTTGGGCTAAACCAACACCACTACATGGTCCGTTGGGATTTTGTGAATTAACTTGGTTAACCCACTGTTCCATCGCACCTGATTGTAATTCAGCTGCGGTAAAACTTTGTATCGAACCATTATAGGTAAGTAAGACATTACCCGATGGATTGTCGATATAAATTTGTTTCTGTTTAAAGGTACAGGGGTCCGTAAATGTATACGAAAACCCCTGCCCTAAAACCATTATTGTGTTGAACAGAAAACTTAAAGTAAATAAAATTTTCTTAATATTCATATTAGATTTCTGTCACGTCAGACATAACATTACCGTCTTCTTCGTCAACTTTTTGGATTAACATTTTATCACGGTCTTCTGAATTGAACCAATAATCAACCACTTTATTTAAGTTACCAACGAACGCACCTAAAAGAATAAGTAACATCTCTTTCCAATCTTCTTTGATTTCAATTCCAAAGAACACTGCTGAGTTGATACCTAAGATAATGAAGAAGAATAACCCCAATACGATTGCAGTAATTCTCCAACGATTTGATTGCATTTGTTGTAACATGTAGTAGAAACGATTCTTGTCGTCTACCTTTGTGAAACTGTTTTCACCCATTAATAATTTTTTTAAACTCATTTTTTTTTAAGATTTAAAGACACCCTTTTTTATTAATTTTGACACAACTCTTGACGATGCCGTTTCGAGAGCTTTTTTGGTCGAAATACCTATTGTTGATTGATTAAACTTAATCTCTTCCACATCCGACAAAATTGAAGATGTCTTAACGGTTGAGGACTCACCTAAACCACTACCTGTGATAATCTCACCCGTCTCAGCGTCAACAAATCTAACTTGTAATCCCAAACGAGTTGTCTGTGTTGCTTTCGCACCGTCAACCGCTTTAACCACTTCGTCTTCAGACACTGAAAAGTCATATACCTCGATATACACAAAATATTTGGCCAAGATAACGTTACCTTTAACTTCAATTTTATTACTCGAAATACCCTTATCAGATGCTTTGTCTTGTGCAATCATCTTTTGTTTAATCTCTTCTCGGTCTTCAGTGAACTTAAATCTGTCTGTCGACTCCAAGTATTCTAACACAATGTTTGCAACCCCTAACCCAACTCTTTTATCTTTAAGTTCAGGGTACATTTCATAAAGTTCCTCGTTGATACCAATCTTAAGGACTTGAATAGGAATAACGATTGTGTCGGTGTAATCCGACACTACCGCCATAGATTGTTTCTTTTCGAAATCTGCCTGATACTCTTCAGTTTTTACCGTACCAATTTGTGCACTTGCTTTACAAGAGAACAAAAATAATGGTAGTGTAATCAATAACAACTTTCTCATTACCAACTATCTTCTTCTTTTTTAGGTTGTGATTGTGCTGGTTGAGATGCTGCAGGTTTTTCAACCACTCTCTCAATTACGTGAGTTCCACCACCTGTTTCAGTTTTTTGTTTGTTCTCTTGGTTTTGTTGAACATTCAAATTAATAACAGGTTGTGATGCAGGTGCTGCCTGTTCAGTTTTAGGTTCTTCTTTGTCATCAGAACTTTCGCCACCGAAAAGTGTTGTTGTAAACCAAGTACCACCAGCTAAAACCGCTGTTGATATTGTTCCGATTAGGGTCTTTTTAAGGCCAGACCAAGTTCCGTCGTTTGTTTCTTGTGTTTCTTCACTCATTTTTGTTTTGTTTTTGTTTTGGTTTATTATTTTGGCTAAGAGGTCACCGAAGTGACCTCATTATAATTATTGTACAACTATTTTTGTTGCGATGTTTGTGTCAACTCTTCTTAACATTGCCACGTAAACTCCTGGTGATAAGTTACCTAAATCAACCATGTAAGAATATTCTCCTTTTGGTACTGAACCGTCCAAAACAACTTCATATTCTCTACCCATTAAATCTTTAACTGAAAGTTTAACAGGTCCGTATTCTTTAACTTTAAATGTAATTGTTGTGAAATCATCAGTTGGATTTGGTGAAACCATAATCTCATCACTACCTGTTAAATCACCACCGAAAGCCATCTTATATACTTGAACGATTCCGTTTGTTGGTGTGATTTCCAAATCTTTACATTGGTTGTTTCCTGCGAATTTGTTTGTTGTCCATAAGGGACTAACTGTCCATTCCGCTTGTGGTTTCTTTGCAACGAATTGTAAAGTAACAACCTCAGCTCCGTCAACAAGTGGTTTAGTGTGGTTATTCACATCGAATCCACCCCAATCAATTTGGTTGTCGTTTGTGTTCAAGTATGATACCCAACTTGAAGTTGCTGATTTTGTTTCAACACCTTTGAACTCAAGTAACGTATCATTGTATTTTAATCCGAACTGTAATGAACCTAACTCAGTACCATTAGTTAAAACCTTAACAGGTACATTAACCAAGTTACCTTCTTGTACTGATAATCTTGGTACGTTAACTTCGATAGTTGTTGTTGGGAAATCATATTCAACTCTACTATCAATCACATTATAGATTTGATGTTCAACACCTGGTTGAGGTGTGATTAACACTTCGATTGGTGTCATACGTGCCATGTTATAACCTGTTCCGTTCGCATCACCTGGTACTAAAACATAGTAAGTAACTGAGTCAGGTTGACCTGCGATGATATCATAAGTGAAGTTGGTTACACCTGCAATTGATGAAGTATAGTTAGTGGATGAACCGTTGATAGTTCCATATTGTGATACTGTAAAGAACTTAACATCTTTTACGTTGTTAGGCCATACAGAGAATCTACCTGAGATTCTACCAAATGTACCCCAAGCATCGGAGATGGTTAAGTTATTGTCACCGTTGACATCAGCTGCATAGTAATCAAAACCTGTTGGTGTTTGTGTTCCTAATACATAGTCCTGTACTTTTTGAGCATCTGCCGTGGATATTACGTTACCTACACCCATAGTATCACCTTGTACTTTAATTCTCACAAAGTAACCTGTAGTATCGATTGCCACGTTTACGAAATTAAACTTACCTTGTGTGTTTGTAAGTTGACTGGTTACTTGAACCCACGAACCACTTGGTTTAAGTTTCTTCCCCAAAGCAACTGTAAGGTTTTTAGCACCTGTACCTGTCACGTTGGTAAAAGTACCTTTGAATGACATTGTTTGAGGTGCGATTACACCACCGTAGTTTTGTAGAGTTAATGTATTATCTGTACCATCTTGTTTAGCCGCAACTGCTGGATATGTAGATACTGTTCCAAATGTCATGTTCGCAATTGAAGTAAGTGATGCGAAGTTTGATACATGGTCAAGTTTTAACCTAACAATCGGACCTGAAGGTAATTCAAATGTTGATAAACTACCTGTATAAGTGAAAGTGATTGTTGCTGAACCAGATGCCTGAGCCACAGAATATTTCAAGTTTTGAGCAAATGAAGTATTCAGTGAAGTTATGGTATCGATACCTGAAAAAGCCGAGTTATCATAGAAAACTCTAAATTGGAAAGCGGTAATCTTTGTCGAGGTATTGTTGTAGAAACATAAATCCACATTAGTAAAGCCTTGAGCAACGGTACCTGCTAAGTACGAAGTGTCCAAGTTAATGTAAACACCTGCGGTCGATGGTATTGGACAAGTTGTGGTTTGCCCAAAACCAAAAATGGTTAATAACGAGAACGTTAGGGAAAGGAGAATTTTTTTCATTAGCATTTTTTGTTTTTGGTTTATTTTTTTTTTTACTATTGACTATAAATATTCTTGGTTTATCATTCGACCTTATTTTTACTATTTATAATTAAATTATGAGGTCACTTTTTTTGATATTATTCGTTGTATTATTCGCACCAATTCACTCTCAAGTTAAAATTGATGATGTTGGTGATGGATGGAAATTAAGAGTTGATAGTGCTGTTGCACTAATAAGAAATACGGATTCAGATAAGTATGAACTATTGATAGAGGTTTGTGACCACATCTCTTATTGGAATGGCGGGTTTTCAACCATTGAGGATTCATCCACTATTTTAATTACTCAAAAGGATATGTTACATGGTTCAATAAATAATATTGCAGCGATAATCATACATGAATCCAAACATTTATTTTATCTAAAAAATAAAATAAAACTTCCTCCACATGAAGAAGAGTTAAGGTGTTATAAATACGAATTGGAATTTCTCAATAAAGTTCCAAATGTTGAACCTTGGTTGATTGGTAATGCAAAAGATAAGATAAGATTATATTCTTCTTTTGATTAACACATTTTTTTATTTACCTTTGAATAAATTGAATATTATGACAGAAGAAGAATACGAAAATTGGGAAATGGTTAGATACCGAATTGATAATGAAGGTATGGAATACTGTTTTGAAAATTACAGCTCATTCGAAGAAATCGAAGATGAGGATTTTCACAAATTAAGAAAAGAACTTTTGGAAAAAATGAGAGAAATGCGTACTTTTGTAACTAAAAAAATAGAAAGTTATGAAGAAGAGTATTAATTTATTATTTGTATTGGTGGGACTTACGTCTTGTTATGTAAAAAATGATTTTACAGAAAGTGAATTGAAGTGTGTTGTGGATTCTGCAGAATATCATGGAATTGGTCAAGACAATTCATTACAGACAACTCCTTATTGGAGAATACATTTGAAAGAGAGTGATATGTGGGTAAGAACCCAAAATCCAACAAATGTTGGTGATAGTGTTACTATTCTTCTTCGTAAATAGAACCTGAATGTTCAGGAAACATCTTGTCAAATTTTTTGACAAATATACCTGATAAAGTATTTGCCATGTTTTCTTCAGGACCACCGATGTTCTGTATCTTTTCATTATCTTTAAGTCCCATTTTTTGGTATTGAAATTCATGAACCCATTCATGTGCAACGGTTCGTAAGATATCAATTAACATTCTTTTTTCGGCTAACACAAATATTTTACTTCCTGGCATTCTAACACCAGTTGTCATAGGTACATCTCTACCACCCATGAACGTAAAATACACATCTTTTTTTAAAGGAAGTTCCGTCTGTAATAACTTAACAAACTCTTTGGTCGCTTCAATTTGTTTTGGAGTGATGTATTTAGTAATATTTTTGAAACATACTTTCATTAATAATAAATACAATAAAAAGGGTTAAGTGAAAAAAGTTAGATAAAATGTCTAAAAGAATTTTAACATTTGAGGGTTTAACAAGTTTGACGCTTTGAATACTGAGATTTGAATACTTATCAGTTCATGTATCAAAGTTTCCAGATATGTTGTACGTGACGTATTACCTTCCCTCTCTCAACTTAACCCAATATCTTAGATGGATGTGGTTGCGTTATGCTCATCCAATTCTTCTTGGATTCTTTCGATTTCTTCTTCAATAATTGAAACCATTTGGTCTCTTTCCAAGATACCAATTTGTGCGGTTTTTACGATTGGAGTATCTCCACTCATTCTACCATAACGGTCAGAATATTTACCCTCAACACAATCCAATTGTTTTAGATTCGACAATTGAGATTTCAACTCAGACATACGGAAAATTTTACCGTATACAGGTGCATTTGCCAAGTGTAACTTGGTTTTTAATTCAACCAATTCTTCACTCATCCTCAACCAATTCTCCATTGATTCTTTAACATCGTAAACTCGTGTTGAGCCTTCCTCAACAGAATTATACATTTGAACTTTACCGAACTCTTGGTTCATTTTTGAAGCTAACTTCTTCTTGTACTTAAGTGCTTGTTTTACTTTCATATTTTTTTTTGATTGTGTGTAAAGTATAGTTGTTAATTATGATTTGTCAAGTTCCCCAATCATTAAAAGTGCTTGTGCAATCACCTGATGCATATCATAATAAACATAGGAACCCAATCTACCACCAAAGATATACTTACCCATACCTTTGGTTAGGTCATGGTATTGTTGGTAGATTTTAGTATTTCTATCATCTCTAACAGGATAATATGGTTCGTTGGTACCATCGTAATCCGCAGGGTATTCATAACTTATTATAGTCCCTTTTTGATTTTGATGGTCAAACCATTTGTGTTCCAATATTCGTGTATATTCGGTATTGGAATCAGTATAGTTCATTACAGGAACTCCTTGGAAATTGTCTTCACTCTTGGTTTCTGTTATCCATGTCAAACTTCTATATTCCAATTCACCAAATTGATAATTAAAAAACTTATCTATAGGACCCGTATAAATTACCGTATTCGCAACTGAGTCATAATACTTTTTATTTTCAAAGTAATCAACTCCAAGTTCCACGTCAGAACCTTCCAACATTTTTTCAAAGATTTGTGTATAACCTCCAACTGGCATCCCAACGTATTTGTCATTGAAATAATTACTATCCCAACTAAACCTTACAGGTAGTCTTTTAATAATGGATGGTGGTAATTCATTACACGGTTTGTTCCATTGTTTTTCAGTATAACCTTTAATTAGTTTCTCATAGATGTCTTTACCAACCATTGACGTAGCCTGTTCTTCAAGGTTAGTAATCTTTCCTGTGAACTTTTGTGACTCTAAAAACTCTTTAGCATCTTCAGGATTATTCACACCCCACATCTGATTAAATGTCCACATATTAAAGGGAAGAGTGTACATCTTCCCCTTATAGTTTGCAATTACATTATGTGTGTATTGTTTGAACTCGGCAAATTGATTAACATAGTCCCAAAGTTTCTTATCGTTTGTGTGGAATATGTGAGCACCATATTTGTGAACATGTATACCATTAACATTCTCAGTATAACAATTTCCACCAATGACATCCCGTTTGTCAATAACCAAACAGGACTTACCTTTTTTGGTTAATTCGTTGGCACACACTGAACCGTATATACCCGCTCCGACAATCAGATAATCATATTTAGGGGTCTTCATTAACATTATTTAAAATCAAATGGAATACTATTCATGTCTATGATTGGTTCCTCAATTCTCTTGGTAAGTTTTTCTTTCATCTCACTCAACAACGTTCCTGTATTATAATAAGCCCTACCTTCAATTAAGAATGATGAATTTGGGAATGGATTAACTCTTTCAGGTTGCATCATTTTATTCACAACTTCAAGAGCATCTTCCTGTCTTCCCAACTCATCCAAGTAGAACATCAAATGTAATAAATGTTCGTTTCTCATTGGTGAGAATTGTTCAGCTAGTTCGTATTGTTCTAATGCAGTTGCAACATTACCAATAAACTTGTGAGCTTGTCCCATCATGATTAGTGCAAAATAACACATCTCATCTTGTCTTTTTGCAGTTTTTGAGTTATCCCAATCATTAGTCAAGTGTAAGAACCTTTCGTAGTACCAAATAGAACGTCTTGCGTATTCATCTGAATGCATCTTACCAAAAGGTAATTCATCAGAGTTACCATAACAATCTGAATAACTTTTAGCAATGTACCAAAGGTGGTAATAATCCTCTAATACCTTATACCCAACAACTTTATCAATTTCTAATTCCAATGCATCACGTAAGAATTTACGAGGAACCGCCCACGTAAAACCGTCTTGAGAAACCAAATGTCTAAACCCAAGCGGCATCATTCTTCTTTCAAAGTTTTCACCAACTTCAGGTAAATGAATGGTCTCATGTCTTTTGTCGTGTTGGAAAAACCATGGTCTTCTTGCATTCCAAAACCAAGTTCTGAAGTATCTTAAGTCCCCATTCTGAGCACAAAGGTTATAACTATCAACACTAGTGTCATCAAGTACAGACCAATCAAAATCTTCGTCAACATGAAGTCTTTCGTCAGCATCCATTCGAAGAATCCAATCGCATCCATGGTCAGCCTTTAAACATGTCTGAAGTGTATGGTCTCGATTCCATCCTGGATAATCCCAATCAATAATGTAAGTAAAACCTGGTACACCACGTTCCGCAAAGAAACTATCAATAATCTCTTGAGTATTATCTTCTTTACCGTTGCATTGGATTACGTAGTAATCAATATAAGGTACGGTTGATTCCAACATTCTGGTAATGGTGTTAGCTTCGTTACCCACCATGGCATTCAATACAATCTTTGTTTTTTTATTCATAAATGTAATTCATTACTTGTTCTTCTTCGTAATACTTTCTAATTGGGACCCTGTTTTGAAGTTTTTGTGAGTGACCTAATTCATCATCCCAATTCCAATCATGGAATCCTAATTCATGTATACGATTATGAATTGCCAAATCATAGTAATCTCTAATCAATCTGGCTCTTCGGTTTATGTCTGTCGCATTATTATCGACGGTACTATTTCTATTATTGTATTGGAAGTATAAGACTTTTTTTACGTGAATCATACGTGTATTCAAAAAAGACCTAATAATAATTTCCAAGTCATCTGCAATCGGTGTGTTCTTATTATGTCCACCTATCTGATGATATAAATTTCTATCCCACATTCTAACGTGGTCTGGCATACTTATGTTGAAACGGATAGATAATGGATTGATGTCAGGGTACCAATGTGCCAAGATGTCTTTACCATCCACATTAACCCATGTGTGACCAGCATATCCAAAGTCAAAGTAGTTGTCATGTCTCGCATACCAATTACCTGACCAATCGTGGTCATAAGTTTTCATTTCACCATCATCATACATTTCACATACGTCAGAATATAAGAACCCTGCGTCAGGATATGTTAAGATGGCGTCATTACAAATCTCAAGACACTCTGTCGTTAAAGCATCATCATGGTCAAGCTCAACAAGCCAATCACCACTTCCAAGGGTAGCCGCTCTATGTTTTGCCAAACCGACATTCCCACCCGATAAAGGTAAAATCCTATGTAATTTAACTCTGTAATCATTTTTTGCAATTTCATTTAATATGTTCCATGTTTCGTTATCAGGAGAATCATCAACTACCACCCATTCCCAATTTGTCATTGTTTGATTGGCCAAACTTTCGTATGTACGTTTTATTCTTTCTCCAGTCTTATATGTTGGTGTAAAAATTGAAAACCTCGGTCTGTTTACAGCACAATATTTAAAAACAGTATTACACACAATATCATTCGCTAATACATTATCAGGTAATAATTCAGAATACCCTATGTGAATATTGCGGAGATGGTAGTGAGGGATATCAATTTCAACACCCATTGATATAATTAAATCAGGTTTATATTTGGAGTAGTCCTCTACCACATTATTAGTATAAGGTAATGAATATACTATTACCTCATCATATAATGCCTCCTCAAAATAAACATCAGAAATTAAAATTTCCTCTCCGTTTATGTTTCGCCCATAAACTATGGCGCTAGGTTTTTTTGTTTTCATATCATTTGTAATTTCTTTTTTACTTTCATCACCTTTAATACCATAAAAATACAAATCGGACGCCTCTGCAATATTTGCAGTTCTAAGTTCAAAATACCCATTTGGAAAAGTTTCATTAAAATTAACAATTTCTTTAAAATCTAAGTGAGTTAAGTTTTTATAGTAATCCGACCACTCCTCTGAAACATTTTCTAATAGTTTAGCATGCCATGGAGAAGTTTTTCGTGTACCATGTTCAGGTCTATCGGGTGCAGCACAGGTGAATATAAAAATCCCACCTGTTTTTAACATCCTAATTATATTTGTAACTGTTTTATGATAATGCATATCATGTTCAAATACTTCAGTGCAAATAATAACATCAAAGTATTCATCAGGAGCATCGTACTCATGACCTGAAGAGACCACATCAACATTAGGTCCTTCACCTACATCAATACCTATGTACTCACAATTTTCAAATAAAAAACGGTTGTTTCCATTATTATCTAATGAACCAACATCTAAAACTTTTTTATTTTTAAACATATCAGGGTACTTGACCCTAACACTATCACAGAATTCCCTTTGAGCTTTATGCGCCATTATATTTTATTTTTCATCGTAAAAAACTACTGAATGTTCATTACCTTCATCAGGGTTTATTTCTGTAAAATAGTAAAGTGCAATTGAATTTCTACTTACATTTTCAGGAGTTTTTAATGCCGTTGGGTGTCCATGTAAAGAATCATCACTAATTGTAAAAATAACCGCTCGATTAAATATTGGACCTACACTAACTTGTACGTTATTATAGTCCTTATCCCATAATTCAAGATTACCCTCCCATTCTTTTTCCCAATTTTTATTAAGATAAATTAAAAGATTTAATCTACGATAGATTTTTTTAATTGGATGTACGTTATAATCTCTATGAATTGCCAATTTACCTCCTGAAGTTATCTTATGTAAACCACCACCCATTAATGATTCATCACTAATTAAATTATCAATACCAGTTAACTCTTCTAAATATTTTAACATTTCAGGAGAATTCAAATAATTAACTAACTTAGATATCGTCGGTAAATCATTAGACATATTTTTAGCACTTTCGATATCATGCGGCCAGTAAAATTTATTAACTTGGAACTCTTCAGTCCATTTAACTCGGTCATACCACCATTTATCATTATTGTTGAATTCATCAACAACATTATTTAATACCATTTCAGGTAAAAAGTCATCAATGACAATATACGGAAATGGTTTCGCCAATTGGTATTGGGTCGCCAATTGTTTAGATAATCTTAAATTAATCATGTTCTTTATTTGTTTTAATCATCACCTGCATCCCATTCAGTTAATATAAATTCCAATTTAATGAAAGTTATTTGATTGTAACGGTTCTTGTATACTGTCGCCTTCAAACCACCACTTGATGACCCGTAAGACTCGTTTAAACCCATTTTACCCGCTTCTTTAATCCCTTCAATAGCAGATTGGATTCTATCTTTAGCCGACTTGATTAAATCGTACTTTGTTGGGATTCTATACCCGTCATACGTCAACCATCTCCAACCCATAAATTCCATCATTATTTGGCATTTATAGAAGTCGAAGTTGTTAATCACTTCATCAATTAATTCTTGTTCTTTTTTGTTAATGGTTATCATGTGGGTCACCTATTTTTTTAACTCTATACTTGTGTCCTGAGTCAGAGTTGATTTCAAATCTAAGTCTCATCTCCTCTGCTTCTTCTTTTGTTTCAAATTCTAATACATCATCAGCACTGTCCAAAATGATGACAGGTAATTCTTTTTCTCGACTGGCGTCTTTTACCATTTTAATAATAATGTAACTCATACACCAATGATAAGAAAAAAACCCCAACTTTCAAGGCTGGGGATTTCTTTTTTTTTAGAAGGATTTGACAATACTTTCTGTCATTCCGTTCCATTTTTTGATTTGTGATTTTGGAACCCAAAACTCCATCTCACCGATTTCCTCAACTCGTTTTAAGTAATCGTTACGGAAACGTTCAACCTCAGACTTGTCCTTGATGTATTCCACCTTCATGTGTTTAGAACATGTCTTACCCATCTTAGTCAACATTGAGAACTCGTCACTCAACTCACGTCCGCAACACATACAGATGTTACCACGTTTTATGGTCATCTTACCTGCAAACTTAACTGCCTTTGGACTAACACCCAACAAACGAGTGATGTCAATCAATACAGGGTTGAATTCCAAACCGTAAGTCTCTTTCAACTGTTGACCGATTTTACGAGCCAAGATGATAGACTCACCCTCAGTTGGCCAATTCATCTTTACGGTCTTGTTTTTGTTCTCTTCTTTTACGATTTGAGCAACTGCTGCTGACACTTGTTTGTCAGTCAACTTACCGTACTTCTCAAGTTTGGATTGGATTTCTTTTACGAAGTTGTTCTCACCTGTGTAGGCTTGAATTTTCTTCATGTCTTCAGTCAACTCAACCTGTTTTGCTTCAACAGGAGCGTTGAGGATTTTCTCTACTGCGTTTGATTGTGCCATAGTTAATGAACCGTATTTAGATACTGTATCCTTCATCTTAAGGATGAAAGAGTTTTGACCTTTGTAATTTTTAACTTTTTGAGTGGTGGTAGTTGTCATATGTCTTAGTGTTTTTGTTGATACAAAGATAAGACAATTATTGGAACCGCCAAAACATTTTTTCGGTTATGACAACATTTTTTTTAACCAGGCGTCTAATGTGATGGTTGAAATTGGTCCGAATTTTTCAATGTACTTCTCACAATGTAATCCGTACATCCTGTCGTGCCCCAATCTATCCTTCACATATTCGTATTTGGGTGTGTTTCCAATTACTTCACCAACCTTCGCGATAAGTTGGTTGTTTGTAATTCTATAACCACTCCCTATATTAAATACTTCATTTTTGATATCCGATATTAACAAATTGTAAATTGCTTGTGAATTATCATCGGCATGAATCCATTCTCTCACTTGTTCTCCATCACCATAAACAGGGATTGTCTCTCCGTTCTTAACACATTGGATAATCTTTGGTAACATCTTCTCGTGGTGTTGGTTCTCACCGAAGTTATTACAAGTCCTGGTAATGAGGTATGGTAATCCAAATGTTCTTCCTGCCGCTTCAACAATCATATCTGAACCAATCTTTGATGATGAATAATAAGAACTTCCATGTAGGTTGGAGTCCTCTGTAGCCAAAACCAATTTCCCTTTGATGAAACGGTCACCGTAAACCTCATCGGTAGAAACATGAACGAACTTTTTAAGTTTCTTCAGGTTCTTAGCCAACTCAACCAAGTTGAATGTCCCTTCAACATTTGTTCTCATGAAAGGTCTACCATCTTTAATGGAATTATCTACGTGAGTTTCTGCCGCAAAGTGAACGATATATTCACAGTCGGGTAGATATTCCATATTCCAAATGTCCTCATGGATAAAATTAACATCACACTTAATGTTATCACGATTTGCGGCGTATGTTAATTTATCTATTATCGTTATTTCCCATTCAGGATGTAACTCTTTAATTTTATTCACAAAATGGGAACCTATGAACCCATAGGCTCCCGTTACAACTACATGTGTTTTCAATACTTAATCCAGTTATTTTTATAATTTTTATTAGTTGCTGCGAACACCGCGTATGAGTTTCTAACAGGTGAACCAGTGTTGTACCCACCACAAGCCAACATCCAATCACGAGTCATATCATATCGTGTTCTCAACATCTTCATACTGACTCTAACGTTTAGGTCAATATTATTACGTAATTCTCTTTCACTAACCCTTCTCTCCGCATAACTGTGAGCCCATCTTGTAATGATTTGCATCGGTCCCTGAGCTCCTGCCGATGAAATCTGTCTGTGGTCATAGTTCCAATGGAACGGTCCCTGATAACGTGTCTCAAGATATGCCACGTTGTATGCAATATACTTGGGAACTTTATACATGTCACTGTATTTCTCAATTGAGGTATACATCTGTAAACAGAATGGTGAATTTGGTTGTCCACCCAATTCACTTAACTTATATTCATCTCGACGAACATACTTGTCTGTGAGGCTCATTGTGGCTAAGACAACCACAATGAGGCACAAGACATATAAGAATTTAAGACCTTGCTTCAACATCATTTCTCAGTTTTAGGAGTTGATGGTGCCGATGCTTGTCCCCAAATATTTTTAGCGTAAAGACCAAAGATTGTATATCCAATTGAATCCTGATACACTGTATATGAACCATCACTTTCTTTGATGATTAACAAGTTGTTGTTCTCATCAATTGCCAATTTGATTTCTGATTTTCTTACTGAAGTGAATTTGGCCTCTTTGTGAAAACTTTTCTTAACCAAGTCATAATAATATCCGATTGAGAAACCTACGATAAGGCTGATTGAGATTACTGTGTAGAATGAAAGTTGTTTCATTACCTGTCCGATTTTTTCTTTTAGATTTTCCATGTTTTTTTGTTTTTAAATGGTTAGACTTCTTTTTTAAAGGTATAAAAAACCCCTTGAATAATCAAGGGGTCTCTTTAGATTTTAACTCTTGGTGAAAGATTTGTCGGCCCAAGTCTTAGCTCCCATCATCTCCCAAATGTTCATATCACACATTTCAGGGAAAGAGCTTCTCATGTCTCCAACAGTCAATACGTCCAAGAAACCTTTATCGATTCCGTGCCACTTGTTTCCCTTAGTAGTGAAAACATTGTGCCAGTATTCAACTCCGTTGTCGTAAGTAACTTTAACTTGGATGTTTACCAAAGTATTTTTCTTGTACCCTGCAATTACAGAATGAGCAGTACCTTTCTTGTCGTGGATATTAATGAACCCTGCCCGACATTTCCCTGCGATACGGAATTCATATTCTTTATTAAGGTCTTTGATATGGTTAGAAACCATTACAGAGGTAGTTTTACCCTTGATTTGGGTGTTGAATGAGCCGTAGAATACGTCTCCTGACATTGTTCCTTCTGTTACTTTGATGATTGTGTTGGTGGTTGTGTTTGTCATATCTTTATCGTTTTGTGAATACAAAGATACAACAATAATTCAATTATACAAATTTATTTTTCACAACTTTCTTTTTCAGGACCGCACTTTTTCTCTGCCCCACATATTGGGCATTCCTCTTTTACTTTATTGGCTTGAATGTATTTCATTCTAACAAGTTTACCCAACTCGAAATCGTTTGGGGTGTTTTTAATTTCTTCTTCGGTAATGATTAAGTATTGTCCCATATCGTTATTTCTTTACATTATAAATATAATGGTTCATTTTTAATAAATAAATCTATTTATAGACATGAGTGATGATAAAACCAAAAAGAAGGTACTTGTAGATAAACTAAATTATCTATACAAGATGGAATTATCCCAAAGGAAATTTCAAGTATTCGATATTGATATTGATTTTGAAGAAGACCAACTTGAATCTGGTGAGTGGGTTCTTGAAAGAGCGGTTGTTCAAGTGGATTTTGAATACGACGGGAGACTTGATGGTGATGAGGCATATTTATTCAGTCGTGATTTAAAAATTATGTGCGATAATTTTGTATCAGCATTATCAAAATATACCCCAACACGAGAATATAAAATTATTAGTGATTCTTCAAAATCTTACGTTTCAGAACCAATGATTGTTGGAATTGACTATAAATACGAGGAAACTCACACTTTCAGATTAGCAACTTTTATTACAATTCCAGAATAATGAACGATAAATTAAAAAGATTAGCCAATAGCGTATCAGAGTTATTACCTGAAGACCTAAGAGACCCTCAAGATGTATATGACGCGTTTTCAGTAGTGTATAGTAGCCAATCGGACTACTTCCGTAATTTAGGTCCTGAAAATATCATCAAATTAGTTTTCTACATTTACTCACTTAAAGATACAGGTAGTTTCGCATTAGGAGATAAAATAATCAATAATCTCTCATTCGCATCACTATTCACAACCAGTGGTAATTACGCAGATGAGGAATGTCCTGCATGTGAAGGTTCTGCCACGGTAAGTTGTGATAATTGTGATTATAATGGTAGAGTAGAATGTCCCACATGTGACGGAACTGGTTATGAATCAGAGGATGAACCATGTAATGACTGTCAAGGTAACGGTGATGTATATTGTGACCAATGTGGTGGTGATGGTGATATAAGATGTGATGAATGTTCTGGTACAGGAGAAGTTGAAACCGATAGATTCAACTTCGAACATTATTATATATGTACTTGGAGTGAAGAGATTAAAAGTGCTTGTGAATTAGAATCAGGTACAAAAGAACCTGCAATGTCCGAATACGATTTTGACCGTTTACGTGGTGACAACTATCTTACATTATTTTATCAGGGAGACGAATCCGAATTAAGAAGTTTTGTTGACATAAATGAAATGTATTGTATCACCTACGAAGATGAGCCAAGATTATTGATGGCAAATAATAACCTAATCATTCATTGGGATGATAGCCAATCATTTGATATATATAGATTATAATATGAACTTTAAATCTTATCTAAAATATCTTAACAAGATTGATTACCCAAATCAAACTGAAAACCTATTACAAGTTTCAACATATGTTAGTTATAGTCCTAACGAATTTCAAAATGATTTGTTGGCTAACTTGGGAGTAGTTGGTACCGCAGATTTTGTTCAGAGAACTTTTTACAAATTAGGTTTAATGTCAAGTCCAGGTTATAAAGTAATGTTGGATTCTGATAATGGTGATTATGTTCACCTGATAATACATTCGATTGATATAATTCAAAATAATGAAGATGGAGAATTTCCATTCCACGTTTGGGTAAATTATAGCTGGGGTGATAGTCGATTAGTTTGGGGTGAGGATGATGAGCATGTTACTCTTGAAGACGCATATGAAGAAGTAGGTTTAGGCGAAATTGGTGAATGGGATGAACTAATAGATTCAATTCAAGATGATGTAAAATACGAAGTATACAAACAAACAGAGTTTATGATACACTTCGACGCACAACAATAAAAAAAGAGAGACCGAAGCCTCTCTTTTTGGGACCGACAGGATATGTCAGACTTCCACCACCTTGTTTTTCTAAACAAGGAAACTATACCTCAATACTTAGGTCTTCTCGTTTAACCACAGAGTTTACAAGTTTTTCAACTTCATCTGAACTCATGTAAGAAATTACATCATCACTAGTTTCAGGATAAAAAAATCGAGTAATAAAACTTCTAGACTCCATATCGAATATTGCAACCTCAAAGGTGCTTTCAAAGTCACCATACAATCCAATATCCCCACCAACAATTGAGAACTCAACTTTACCATTACCGAAACGAGCTTGTTTACCATTACCACTACGGAATGCAGTAGCGGGATGTGGTTTAGCCCATTTCTTAATATCTTTAATTGTTATCATAACTTTCGTTTCAATTGTTCTAATTTGATTTCCAAAAATTGTTTTTTATCCCACTCTTTTTGAGTCTTATTTGGCATGACCTCGTAATCTCTAATCAATTCCTCAACGAATTCAATTTCCATTTCCAACTCACTCTTTGCTGCGGCAAGTTCTTCTTCTTTCCCTTTCTTACCTCTATCCTCACCAATTTTGTACGCTGCGTATACCACACCAACTCCGAGTGCGGCCTTTACTAAACCACTTAAAAGTCTACTCATTTTGTTTCTATTGCCTCCATTTTTGATTTGGCAACCAAGTGGTCAGCCAAGGTGTATAAATCTACGTTAGTTGTGATGATTGAATTCACCAAGTGTTTGTATGGGATATGAACAAAGAACTCCACACCATTGAAGAAAGTCAAATCATTCTTCAACTCAATACAACCGTGAACCATTTTCAAAAACAATTTGAACTGAGTTGGGTTAACGAATGTCTCGTCTAACAATACTCCGAATGTTTCGTGTTGAATCTTGATGTTGTGCGATGTTGTGTTCATATCCCTTCGATTTAGATTACAAAGATAGTGATTAATTCGTAACTACCAAATCAAACTTTGTATTTCTCCAAACTTTTTTCAACCGTACTAACAAAAGCGTTTACAACATTTTTAACATCTTTGAACTCATTCTCACCTCGGTTTTCAAGATATTTTAAATTCGTATAAAGTTCGTCAAGGTCAAGGTTCTTCATAGCTTCAATAAGAGATTCAACTTTACTCTTTGCTCTTTTGACTGCTTCCTTATCTACATGATAAGCACGATATCTTAACATCAATTCTGCTAATTTCTCAGGCTTCCAACCATTATTAACTAAACTTGTCTCACTAGTCTGATTATCATTTTGAGTGTAGATTTCAATTTCACCTGATAAACTTTTTCCAGTGTTATTATAAAACGCAATTTTTTGATAATTCCTTTTCGTCGATTCTGTCTTATCCACCAGATATACCAAACATCCGTTTTTGGAATATCTCTTGAACGTATCAGGATTACTTTTAGATGCGGTACACCATGTGGTACCAGCTCCATATTTTAAAGAACCTCTATGAGTCTTAGGTGAAACCATAATGACATTATCATCTTCGTAAAGTACGTCAACATGTTCTGCCTTAACAAACGTTTTGTCATCTTTCACAGTTTGAGCCTTCTCGTTCATTTGAATCAATTTACGATAATGTTCAAAGTCCACTGAATAAATGTCTTTATTTGTGTGATATGGTAGTAACTCATCAAATTTTTTGACCTCCTCCATAAGTCGATTAAGAGTATAATTCATACCACGTTGAGTGCGTTCGTATACCCAATTTTTTAACATATACTCCAAATATTTGTGAGTACCTGTAAAATCAAACTGAACCATTTTGATGAATGTTCCGTTAGTTACTTGAGGGAATTTTGTTCTTAGTTCATCTACTTTTGACATAATCTTTATTTTAATGTTCTACTTATTTCTTTTTGAATATCCTTTTCTTTCAAGGTCTGCCTCTTGTCATGTAATTTCTTACCACGAGCAAGAACGATATCAACCTTGAGGGTGTTTTTCTTTTGGTAAATACGGTAAGGGATGATACTCAAACCTTTGTCCAAACTCTTTTGAAGTTTAACCAACTCACGTTTTCTGAGTAATAACTTACGGTCTCTTTTAATGTTGTCTGTACCAATACCAGAGATGGATACGTTTTTCATAAACAACTCCCCACCATGGAACATACAATAAGAATCAACAAAAGATAACTTACCGTCACGAATGAATTTAACCTCAACACCAGTCAAGACCATACCCGCTTGATACGTGTCCAAGAACTCGTATTCATGCTTCGCCCTTCTGTTCACTATGTTGACTCCCTCTTTCATGGGAACAAAGATAATACAAAAAATGATATAAAACAAAAAACCCCGAACAATTTCTTGTCGGGGTTCTTGGCTTCAGGTTGAGAATACACCTTCTTGTGAGAGACTTTACAGGAGATTATTTTTTCCTCCGATTTCCACTTCCTTTTGAGAAGTACCTCTCAGTCACGGTCAATTAGATTAACCAATCCTTAAGTCGTAATCTACTCTGTTATTATTCGTTGCTCTTCAAGGTTGCCACCCTGATTAAGTCTTGCGGACTTAGAGAACTTTCACAACAATCGTATTGGGCTTGGGACCCTTTACGGCCATGAACATCTCATGACTATGTAGTGACCTGTCAACTACGACTGGCGAACGCTTTTCCTTTTCGTTTATAAGTATTGACACTTTAAAAGTCAAAGTTTTGCGGTTGTGGATGATGAAAGTAGCGGTTCGCCGACCAAGCCATGCTATCTTTTGAACAACATGATACTTAACTACTCTCTGAAATGTCCCCATTTCGATACTTCAAGTTTGTTTCATCTCAGTTCCCTTGGTAGAGAAGTTAAGAAGGAGACAACAGCACCACCTGTACGAACTCTTACCTTTCGGTTTTAAACCCACTTTTGTAATGAATAACACAATTGTATGGTTGGATGACCATATGTCTTGTAATAATTCTACGAGTTATTCTTATTGATGTTCCCATCTCAACCAAACGACCCACATCGCTTGGTCATCAAACCAGTTTCCCTACAGTGTCACCCTCGGTACTCAAGGTCCAACGATATCTCGCTTGTCTACTCGAGCTCTCTTGCGAAAGCCGCAAACCACTTAACCAAATGGTTCACTTTATACCACTTTCGTGGTTTATTTATTGACTATAGACCGCCAATATCTTTATCAGTTACACTCAAGCTGCGGACTTTCTGCCATTTACTCGGTGGATAATATCACCGACACTTTTGTGTTTCCTGAACGGATAATATCTTAAATTCAAAGAACGTTTTCTCTTAATTGGTTTACAAAGTTAAGACATCTTTTTCAATTTGTCAAGTACTTTCGTAAACTTTTTTTTTAGTTGCGGGGGAAGGATTCGAACCTCCGACCTCAAGGTTATGAGCCTTGCGAGCTACCACTGCTACTACCCCGCGATATATTATTATTTTAAAGAACTTTCAAAGTAATGTCCCACAAAGATAAAACTATTTTTTCGAATAATCAAATGCCTGTGGGACATTTTTTTTTGAGACTCTCATCTCAAGTGTTTCACAAAGTTAAAACAAAATTCTCATTCTGTCAAATATATATTATGAAACTTTTTGGGGATGTCCGTCATTTCTGACTGAAACTATAAATATCTCCAACAGTTTCAAAAGTACTATAATTATATAGTAAAGTCAAATTTTTTTTGAAAAAAAGTTCAAATTAAGTCATATTCGACTATTATTTGTATTTATAGATATGCAAGTTAGAATCAACGATAACACTTTTAAGGTTAGAACATTAATTGACCGAAAGTCTAAAGCAATTGGGATGATGGGAAAAGAATTTGATTCTACCTTTGATGGTCTACTATTTTTGATGGGTGGTGACAAACAATCTTTTTGGATGAAAAATTGTATCATACCATTAGACATCATTATCATTAAGAATAATGTTATTGTAAATATTCACCATGATTGTCCTCCATGTCGTGGAAATGAGTGTCCAAGTTATGGTGGTAATGGAAATATTGTTTTAGAAGTCTCTGGTGGTACCTGTGAAGATTTGGGTATTGAAGCTGGTAATACGGTTGAATACTTATTTTGATTCTTCTATCTTTTCTTTAAGTTTTCTTTCAAACTCATTTGCAATCATTTTCGTAAACTTAACTGATGGTGAGTCGTCTTTTTCAGAATCGTATCTATACTGACCTTGTGGTGGTCTTTTACTTCTACCTAAATAATTTAAACCAGAAATGTTTGTAATACATTTGTGTCCACCTGAATTAGATTGAATCAAATCCCAAGCATTAACACCTATCTTATCTAACATTTCCTTCTGTTCTTCAGATATCTCTTTGAACGGTGTTTCCATCATATCTTGAATTCGGTCTAATATTTTTTCACCTCCATCCATCGTTGTGAACTTATCACCATACAACGCCATAAAATCTTTAAATGTGAATCCAATACTTTCAGGGGTTACTGCAGTTTCACTAACCCATTTGATTGTTGATAACGGAATTGTCCTTTGTTTTAATTGTTCTTCCCATTTACCTAAAACTTCTTGAGCTATTTCTCCAAGATTAACCCCTTTTAATTCTCTTCCTTTTTTGAAAGGATTACAAGACGCTTGAACCAATCCCATAGGCCAAGCCATAATTAAGAAGTCGGCTTCAGGATTGTTTCTAAATGGTGTATATCTATCATAAGAACCTGGTTTAAACATACTACCACCACCATATTGAAAAATAATACCATCACTAACTTTTGGAAAATTTTTCATTTTTTCCTTATAATCCTCAGCATTCTTTTGAAGTTCTTCAGGGTTTGCGGCATTTGTTTTTTTCATCCATTCTTTAATGTTGGTAAGAATAGACATTAATGATGGTTCGGAATCCATCACCAACATTTCTAAAAATCCTGGTTTGTTTTTAAACGCCAATAATAATTTGTTAATTACCAAACCTAACAACATCTTGTTTCTTTGAAGAGGTTTTTCCTTATCAACTCTATAGATATAATTTACAACTTCGTCAGGACTAATGTCGTGTTTAGCGTAATCTGCAGAATCCACAGTACTAATCAATAATATATCTGAAGATGGAAATAACTCTTTAGGTGATACAACTTGTGATATTGTTTCAACATTTGACCTTGAGTGTCTGAATGATGTTGATTTGGTATCTTCAGCACCTGCTTGTCTGTCGTGGTGGTCCGTATGAATTACGAACATTGGCTTACCGTGAGCAAAGTCTACTAGAACTGGCATCACGTCTCCCTGAGCATCGTTCTTTTTTACTGCAAATTCTTTGTCACCGTATTGGATTACGTGAGCACCTACTACATCAATACCATTGTCTTCAAGGTATCTCTTCATTGCGATTGCAGTCGTCACTCCATCCAAATCTTGGTGGAAGTATATTTCAGCTTTAGGGTATCTTTTTCTTAACGCCGAAATATCTCTAATCCCTGATTCTTTAACTATTCTTTTCATTAATCCCAATATGCATTTATTCTAATTCCTTTAGAACCTAAGTTAACAGCAAACATAACACCCATATCACCTCTTTTGATTTTCGCTAAATCACCTTTAGGTACAAATGTCAAATCACCATCAGGTTTTGTAATTTCAATAAAATCACTAGATTTAAATTGTTTACCAATTGGGTTTGGAACTCCTCCAACTTTTACACCGCGAGCAGCAGCTACCTCCCAAACATAATCAGGAGTTAACATCCATTTATATTCTCTTGAGAAATCAGATTTTTGTGAAAAATCTTTTTTTGCAATATCAGTTAATGAACCTTTAGTTGAAACTGACATACTCTCCTCTTCTTGGATAACTCTTTTAACTATTTTAGCTAAATCCGATTCGGTTAATCTTATAATTTTTTTTGCCATTAGTATTTAAGTGTTAATAAATATTTTAATTTGTTTACTAAAAGTAACATTTCATCACGTAAATTCAATAAATCAGTATCCATAGTAGGGTTTAATTGTACTGTAAGTGAAATTAAAAATTCACAAGTACCATCAATAAAGTTTTGTAATTTCATTGACTCTAAATCTTGGAACATTATTCCGAATTCACTATCAAACGCAGGTCTCCCATATTTACCCATCATAGCTTCAACGAAATTATCTATTAAGTCTCCCATCTTATCGTAAACTTTACCATACGCCCTATGTTTGGCATCATAAGTAGTTTGCCAATGCACAAATCTAAATTGTGTTTGAATTTGTACTAATTTAATGATTATTTCTTCTTTCATATTTTATATTTTACAATGCAAATAATACGTTTTTCATCTGTCCTCCAAATATATCAGACATAAATCCTTGGATTGGGTCTTGTTGTGGTTCTCCTTGAGATTGCGTTTGTGATGATGAGTTTGTTCCTGACTCACCGTAACTTTGTCCGCTAAAATCAGATTCTGCATATCTTTTAGCATCTTCAGTTTGATTATAACTATTCATTTTATTTATGATGTCACTCTCTTTCATTTGTTTCGATAATTCTTCAGGACCAACAAAATTACCAACACCAATATAATCTAAGAAACCTAACCACCATTTAGTTTTTCTCATCAAAATTCTCATTTCACGATTACCAAATAATCTTGGTGCTCCACCTATAAAAATTTTAGACAATGGACCTTTCTTAGTTAATCCTGTGAATATTTTGTCATTTTTCAAGATATTCTGTAGTGTCTTAATATTCTCTACAGGTTTAACTGCATGTCCCATGTATTTTGCTAAATTACCAGTTGCCTTTTGGAACTTTAAACTTTTAGCACCAGCATTTTCAAGTAGTTTTAGATAATCCAATATAGTACTTCTAAATCCTTTTAAAAGTCCTCCTGGCATTAATTCAACTTTAGACGCCACTTTAGGTGCCCAAGTTTTTGCACTTTGTAAAAATTTACCAACGATACCAGGTTTTTCTGCAAGTTTTGCTAATGCGGCACTTGCCTCAACAGTTTTACCTGCCTTAGCTAAATTCATCGCGCTTTTAAGTCCTTTACTAGCTCCACCACCAATTTTAAGGGCTCCCATTACAGGTTTAGCTACCACATCACCAGCAAATGGTATTGCCGAAATTAAACTAAGTAATCCAAATAAATGGTCCCCTTGAGTAAAATATGATATGCCGTTAACAATATCTATAATACCTGTTGGGTCGGCAATTCCTAATATATCACCAACAGTATTGTACCATGAACTTTCTTTAATAACTTTTTTATTTTGTGGATAGAATACCTTACAAATTTCTAAAACGTATTGTTTCTGTTGTTTGGATAATTTGACCCAATTTTCCTCTGCAATCCTCAAGTTTTCTTGGAACTCTGTTTGTTTAACAATAAGTCCCATTTGTTTTTCTGTAATTATAATGCTGGCCATTTAAGTTTTTTAATATAAATATCCATAAAACAAAAAAAAGGGTTGTTAAACCCTTTTATTTCAAATCCAGTTCCATTTGTTTATTTCGGTCAACAAAATGTTGAACCCTTTCCTTGGCGACTTTACTATAATTCTCACTCAACTCAATTCCAATCCATCGTCTACCACTAATCTCGGCAGCACATAAACTGGTACCACTTCCTGCAAATGGGTCCATAACCACATCGTTTTTATATGTAAGAATCTTGATTGCTTTCATTGGAATATCCATTGAAAAGGTTGCTTTAGTTTGTTGTTTGGTGTCCGCAAAATATTCCCACTGACCATATACCAAAGACATAAACTCTTTCTTATCATCTTCTTGATATACCGCTTTAGTTTTTACAGTACCATCCTCTTGTTCCATATCAACCATGTCGGCCTTCCATTGAGGTTCCCCTTTAATTTTCTTGATACGGTCTTTCTTGTAAGCCAAGATAACACACTCCTTTGGGTTGTAGATGTAAGGACTTGACGGACTCATCCATGAACCCCAAGCCGTGGTCTTACTTCTGTGTGGTGAGTTTTCATCAAGGTCAACAAGACCATAGAACTTAAATCCAACCTGTTTCATTATGGTCCAAAACTCTGACATGAACAATACTCGTCCACCTCTATCCTGTACGTTTACTTCGTAAGGAATGTTTACCGCAATACGACCGTCGTCTTTCAATCGATTGTACGCTTCGGTTAACCACTGTCGGGTGAACTCCCAATAATCTTCCATACTCATACGGTCATCATGACTATCATAGTCAATCCCTACGTTGTATGGTGGAGATGTTACAACCAAATCAACACAACCCTCAGGTAATGTCTTCATCACCTCAATACAATCTCCATTTAATATTTTTCCTGTTTCTATCATTATAATTTTCCTTCTTTTTTTAATTCTTCTCTGATTTTTGTTGCAGATATCTCACCAATCTCTGTTGGTGGTATGTGTTCAATAATGTCATATCCCACACCTCTACCGAACTCAATTGAACATATATCAGGTATAATTATAACACTAATTTTTCCATCGATACACTCTTGAGAGTAAAAACTTGAAATATTATTTTTAACCTCCTCCGCAGTGAATGGGTTCTTTTCGTCAGGTTCAACGTCTCTAATACAGATAAGAACATTCTTACCTTCATTCATCGCTTGTTTGAATAGTTCTTGGTGTCCTTTGTGTAAAGGTTGCCACCTACCGACAAACATTGAAAACTGACCGTCTTTTCTATTCAATGAAGATTGGACATGTAATTTTTTATCCCACTCGGTCATCATAAATTCAATTCATTAATAATTTGAACTAAACTACCCATAGGTTCTATATCCGTAGTGTCAATGTCAATAAAGTTTTCTAATGGCTCTTCGTAGTCTTCAACATGATTTTGTTCTCTACCTCTTACTTCTAAAGTGTGAACATAAATCTCAGATACGTTATTCATTTTCTTGAACTCTTCTCTTAATTCACGATATGGTGCAACCAAACTAACGATTACATCGTACCCTTCAAAGTCCAAAAATCTTGCAATATCCTGAGCTCTTCTGATATTTTGTTCCCTACCCTCACGAGAATAGTTTTGGTTTTGAAAAATATTTCTTAGTTGGTCCCCATCAATATGAATAACATTTTTAAATGGATGATTAACATTCATATATTCTTTTAACATTTTCCCCAAAATGGTCTTTCCGTGACCAGGTTGTCCTGTAAACCAATATATCATTTTTGTAAAAGTTCAATCTTTCTTTTCAAATACCATAGAGCCTTGTTAAGGTCTTGGAGTTCTTTATCAGTACCTTTTTTACCCGCCCTTGAGATATACTTAACAGTATTCCCAAGATGGAAATCCAAATCCCATGCCTCAATCACTTTAATTGCTTCATATGGATTATCTTCACCACCATAATGTTGTGGGTGATTAACTTGTTCACTCATATTCTTCTTGTTTTAATTCTTCGTAAAAACCAATTTTTGGTTGTTGATGGATAATTTCTTTTAAGTCTTCGTTTTCTCGACGAAGTGGTCTGATAATCATTAGGTACATCATCGCAGCACCTATCCACATCCCAAATACAGTACATAGTAGTTCCATAATTTTATACTGTTTTAATTACATAATAGTCATTCGCATACTTGGATTCCTCGATAACTCCTTCTTTAATTAGATTATTTAGGATGGTCCTTGTCTCACCCTCAGAAACTCTAAGGATGTGAGATGCAATGTAGTTAATGTGAATTGGTTGTCTTAATTTAGACATCAAGGTTTTTGTTACTTTATCGTCCATAACTCTTTAATTGTTTCTAAAATTTCAGTATCCGATTTTCCTTCGGTGTGGAGTTTATAAATCTGATGACTTTCTTTATCCATAAAAAAAAGAGCATCACTGTTACCATAATACTCTTCCAATTTATTTTTTTCAAGTGCCAAGACACTTCTTTCGTAATTGATATGTCGTTTGTTGAACCCCACGACACAAATATAGGTATATTAAATCTTAGAGTCAAAGTTATTTATCTTTTTCATATTAACAATTTGAAGAATATATGACATAACTTTTCTTTTCATAATAGGAATAATAGTTTGTTCCATTGGGAAGTCCTGATTGCAAATCATTTCAAAGACTGGTAAATCTTTATAGTAGTCAGTATTGTTAAATTTGGAATGTTTCTCAATTATAGACAATAGAGTTGTGTTGTCGGGATGGTCTTCATAAATCTTGGTAAGTTGTGTTTTATCTACCGAGTTTTTTCGACCCTTCTTTATTTGATATTCCCAAACATATATTTTATCATCAGACTTTCTATAGTAGAATATATATCCAGACCCTGAAACCAATAAATCCTTACCTTTCTTTAAGGAAATTTCAACGTTATCAAAAACCATATTCCAAATTGACTTGGCAGAATTAAATGTGTCAAACAACTTAACATTTGAGTAACTCAATGTTTTATATAACTCATCCTTTTCATCTTTATTTAATTCTCTTGGTTTTTTTGGGTACAAATCTTTTAACATGATTTCATCATCATATGAATCAAATTTTTTGTCTGTAAGTAAAAGAGTATTTTCTTTATGTAAGGATTGGATATTGGCAAGATGAAGGGACAACTCAACGAAGTCAGGATATATCTCAAAATTCTCCAAATTCTTTTCGCATTTTTGAATATAGTCCAACAAGGTATATTTGTTATATTCAAAGTCCAAAGGTTCTTTTAACATCCACTCTGGATTTAGCTTAAACGCCATTTTCTTTCTTCTCCCCATATAACAATTATAACCAAATAAAAATCTTAATCAATTCTCATAACATAAAATAACTCATCTTGAATAGTAACTTCATCGGCACTTCCGTCATATCCATTTAATGTGTGACCGTAACCATCTTCATCAATAACCGCTTTAATGAACGCATCTTTATCGACGTATTCATTCCATTCCAATCCCCACTCATTCATAAACCCTTCTATATCATTGTTTGCTTCTCGAACTCTATCTGAGATAATTTCTTCAATTAATTCATCAGGGAAGTCACCTTCTGGGTCCTCCTTAATTTCTTCAATCTCTTGTTCCATCTCATCAATCGATTCTTGTAGTTCATCAATTTTTTCTTGGATTTCTTCATCGTCTTCACCATCCATATCACTTTCCAATCTTGAGATGTACTCACTCAATCTTTGGATTTTATCTTCCCTAACTTTAACGTCTTCTTCTTGTTTTCTTGACAATTCCCTTTCTGATTCTTCGATGTAAATTTCAGGATTTTGATAAACATCTTGATTAAATAAATCTTCTGCATATGCAATAACCGCATCATAATCAAGGTGTTGTCTCACGAAATTAGAATTGAATCCCTCAAACCCCATGTCATCAATCAATTGTTCAACATATTCTTCAGCACTTGTTTGCATTTCACGTTCGTTTCCAACCGCATATCTACGGTCTTCCAATTCAGGAACACCAATTACTTCAAACTCATCTGTATCATAATAAGAACCTGTTGGGATGATATTATAAACATCAATCTTTTGTTTCAACTCTTCCAACTCATCCTCAAGTTCTTCAATCTCCGCCAACAAATCATTTCTCACCTCATCGTCATTATCATATTCGGATTGAAGTCGGTCAATCTCAGTTTCGATTCTGGCAATCTCACCTCGGTCCACATTGGTTAATATCTCAGCGTCATTGTTATCAGATAAAAACTCCAATAAAGCGTGAGCTCTTAAACCTTGGTCAGGACAATCAGGACCCAAAGCCCATTCGTTTTCAATACGTCTTTCTTGAGCTTCATCTTCTCGTTGTCTTAATATTTGAGCCTGTCTTTCTCGTTCCAAACGCTCCTTTTCTTTTCGAGCCAACTCTTTATCCTTATAAATCTTAACTTGTTCAGGATATTGGTCATTAATATATTCATCAACCGAACCTAATATTTCATTCAATTTGTTCGTTCCAATAATCCACCCATTATTAACCGTGGCATCCAAAGCATCATAATATGTTCGGTCTCCATCAAACTTTTGTAATAAGGCAACCTTATAGAACTTATTATCAGATGGTGCTTGTCGGTCTAATATATAAAACAACTTACCATCTTCATTATACCTTTTGAACTGATGGTCAGTAGATGCAGCAGTACACCACTTAGTACCCTTACCATAATAACAAGACGTATCATGAGTTAATGGATTAACCACAAAGAATCTACCGTCATCATACACAACATTACCACCATCAACTTTCTTAACAATACGTCTTTGTCTTGTTTGGTAGTCAGTTAAAGTAGAAAATAATTGACCAATACTTTTATATTGGTATAAGTCAGTGATTGGAAGGTTACTTGAAATCTTTTGAAATGCATTTAATACTTTCTCCAACTTGGATAGATTCTCATCGAAATTAACCCCATCCATATTTTTACCGACCCAGTCCAAATATTTCTGTGGAACCACCTTGAGTATTTTCTTTATATTCTCCTCACCAAATTTTTGGGAGTACTTGGCTCTGAAATCGTCAACTCTTCCTTCTTGTATTAATTTTAAAAAATCCATTATACTTTTAATTGATAAATATTCTTTTAGTCGTATATTTCAACAAAGATAGTATTTATTGTTAAGAAACAAATAAACAAATTAAATTACAATACCATGGGATGCGGATGCAAAAATAACGGAAACCAATCACAACAGCCTTCACCTCAACAGGTTCAACAGGCTGCGGCTCAAAGACAACAAACTAACGAAAGTGTTAAAGCGGCCATCAAAAAAACGGTTGAGAAGTATTACAACGTGAACAAGACGAGCAAGTAATTCTTTAACATTAAAGAAATTAAGGAGGGGATAATGAAAATTATCCCTTTTTTTTGTATTTATATTATATGGATATTGAAGACCTAATAGATGATTATAATAATGGTAATGAATCCGAATGGATGAAATACTTTGGTGACGGCCTTGATGTGTTTTTCAAATATGCACATAGACGAGGATTTTTCGATAAATTAGATATTTTAGATGAACATCAAAATGAGTATCTATTATTCTTATATTCAATAGACAAACCAGAATTTTATAGATTAATTACCGAAGAATATTTGAATGATGTCGATATGATTGATGGTAAACCTTATTTAACAACTAGCAACAAAGGTGGTGATTTATCCAAATTGTTCTGTGATAATAGACGTAATGATTTATCTCGTGGTACTGTTGAATCCATTCTTAATGGTGATAATGATTGGGGTGGATGGAATGGTTATGACCTTACAGACAATGTCTATAGAGATGTGATTGAAGAATTAACTAAAGTCAACTTAACAAGATTAAAAGAATACATTGTAGATACACTTACAGGAGTCCAAGTTGGTACTGACACAGAATTACTTGAATCAATTGCCGAAACTCAAGGTACTGACTACGCAACCATCAATAACGATAACATAGACGAAATTGTTGATGATGAAGAAACTATGAAAGAACTCATGAGAGATGAGTTATCTGATTTGAAAAATGAATTATATTATGTTTACGAAACCTCATATAATACAGCATACGAAGACCAATTATATAATGAGGTTACTGGTAAATTAGAAAAATACTTTGACATGCCAAACGGTAAATGGTCGAGTCGACCACACACCTATAAAAAAGATACCCAAGTTGAAATCTTCCAAGTTCCAATACATAACTTTGAAAGTAATATATTAGACTATTTGAATCAGAGTAAAGGGTGGGGATATAACAGTACTCTCGAATATTGGGGGAGTTATATAGATGTATTAACCGAGGATGACGAATGTTTAAGTGTATATCCATCGGATTACGCTGACTCAAGAGAGGTAGATAAAAATATTAATATATACTTTAACGATTACATATAAAAAAAGGGATTAATTTAATCCCTTTTCTTTTACTATATTCTCAAGTTCTAACAACTTTTCTTCCGTAATATCTAAAAGAACTGACTGTTCTTTAATTGCTTCAATACATAATGCAATTATATCGTGATACTTAACTCGAAATGACGTTTCCTCACTTCCGTAAACAACTTCAGGTAAAACGTGATTAAGTTCTTGCGCAATAAATCCAATCTCATCTTTAATTTCTTTACCTGTTATTATTCTGTCATCTTTCCAAAAATATTTAACACCTCTCATTTTTTTCACCTTTTCAAGTGAGTCTGTAATTGGTTTAATATCTTTCTTAAATCTTTCGTCTGATGGTCCTGGAGGTCCTGTTGGTCCTGTTGGTCCTGCAGCACCTTGAGCTCCTTGAGCTCCTTGAGGTCCTGGAGGTCCTGTAGGTCCTGGTGTTGGTGGACCTGCAACTCCAATCGCACCTTGGTTTCCTTGAGAACCTTGTACCCCCGTAGGTCCATTACTTCCTGGTGCCCCTGTATTACCAGGGGCTCCCGTTGCACCTAATCCAATACCTCCTTGAGCACCTTGAGCACCTGTCGCACCTTGAGGACTTGGCCCTGGTGAGCCTTGATTACCTTTTGGTCCTTGAGCACCCACACCTCCTGTGGCGATTGCAGGTCCTTGGGCACCTTGAGCACCTTGAGCTCCTTGACCTCCAATCGCTCCTTGGGCTCCTTGAGCTCCTTGAGCTCCTTGAGCTCCTGTATTACCAGTGGGTCCCTGACTACCTTGAGCACCTTTAGGTCCCTGTGCACCTTGTCCCCCATTAGCACCTTGAGCTCCTTGAGGTCCTTTACCACCTTGAGCACCTTGAGCTCCCTGACCTCCTTGAGCACCTTGAGCTCCTTGAACTCCTGTACTTCCTTGAACACCTTGAGCTCCTTGGCCACCCTGAGGACCTTTACCACCTTGAGCACCTTGAGCACCCTGAACTCCCTGAGCACCCTGTCCTCCTTGAGCACCTTGATTACCTTGTGAACCTTGAGCTCCTTGTCCACCTTGAGCTCCTTGTCCACCTTGAGGACCTTTACCTCCTTGTGCACCTTGAGAACCTTGGACACCCTGAGCACCTTGACCCCCTACAGGTCCAGTAGGTCCAATATTACCTTGTGAACCTTGGGCTCCTTGAGCTCCTTGTCCACCTTGAGTACCTTGAGCACCTTGTGGTCCTTGAGAACCTTGAGCTCCTTGGGCTCCTTGTCCACCTTGTGAACCTTGAGCACCTTGCGGTCCTTGTGGTCCTTGAGACCCTTGAGCACCTTGTCCACCTTGTGAACCTTGTGAACCTTGAGCACCTTGCGGTCCTTGAGCACCTTGAGCACCTTTACCACCTTGGGCACCTTGAGCACCTTGTGAACCTTGTTGTCCCTGAGCACCCTGAGCACCTTTACCTCCTTGAGCACCTTGAGCTCCTTGTAGTCCTGGTGCACCTTGTGAACCTTGAGCACCTTGACCTCCTTGGGCACCTTGATTACCTTGAGCCCCTTGAGCTCCTTGAGCCCCTTGAGCTCCTTGTCCTCCCTGAGCTCCAAACGGTCCTTTACCTCCTTGAGCACCTGTCGTACCTTGAGCTCCTTGTCCACCTTGTGAACCTTGAGCTCCTTGTGGTCCTTGTGGTCCTTGAGCACCTTGAGTACCTTGTCCTCCTTGAGCACCTTGAGCACCTTGCACCCCTTGTGACCCAATTGAACCTTGAGAACCTTGACCTCCTTGAGCACCTTGATTACCTTGAGCACCTTGAGAACCTTTTCCTCCTTGTGAACCTTGTCCTCCTTGAGCACCTTGAGAACCTTGAGAACCTTGTGGTCCTTGAGCGCCTTGAGCTCCTTGACCTCCTTGAGCTCCTGTATTACCAGTTGCTCCTTGAGAACCTTTTCCTCCTTGTGAACCTTGTCCTCCTTGAGCGCCTTGAGCACCTTGAGTTCCTTGTGGTCCCTGAGCACCTTGAGCACCTTGTCCTCCTTGAGCACCTTGCGGCCCTACATTACCTTGTGAACCTTGTGGTCCCTGAGCACCCTGTCCTCCTTGAAAACCTTGTGAGCCTTGCGGTCCTTGGGACCCTTGAGCCCCTTGAGCACCTTGTCCTCCTTGAGCTCCTGTATTACCTACGGCACCTTGAGAACCTTGAGCCCCTTGAGAACCCTGTCCTCCTTGAGCTCCTTGATTACCTTTATTCCCTTGAGCACCTTGGGCTCCTTGAGCTCCTTGTCCACCTTGGGCACCTTGACTACCAACCACTCCTTGAGCACCTTGTACCCCCTGAGCACCTTGTCCTCCCTGAGAACCTTGTCCACCTTGAGCTCCTTGTCCACCTTGAACTCCTTGAGCACCTTGTCCTCCTTGAGCACCTTGGTTACCAGTATCTCCTTGAGCACCTTGTCCTCCTTGAGCACCTTGTCCTCCTTGAGCACCTTGGTTACCCACCGCACCCTGTGAACCTTGTGCCCCCTGTGAACCTTGTCCGCCTGTAGAACCTTGAGCACCTTGAGCGCCTTTAGGTCCTTGAGCACCTTGTGCCCCTGTATTTCCACCTGGCCCTGTAACACCTTGAGCACCTTGAGTTCCTTGAGCTCCCTGATTACCCGTGGCACCCTTAGCTCCTTGAGAACCTTGAGAACCTTGTGCCCCTTGAGAACCTACAGCCCCTGTTGGTCCTGGAGGTTGAGCATTACCTAACCAACCTTGAGCACCAATTAGGTTTCCAAAAGTGTTTATTAAAAATCTATTTAATCTTAAATCAACATTTACTCGGTAATTCGGATAAGTATTATCCATCGATAAATAAGTGGTTGCACCTCTTTTAAATTTTAAGGTACCAGACTCTATCACCCAATTAGTTTGAGTTGAACCAGTATCAAAGAAATTAATCGTTCCACCTGAAGGTATTATTACTATATTTTCAGCCACCTATCTTATCCTTTAAATTATTTATTCTACTATACATTGAATCAATTCTTAATTGTTGTTCTTTAACACTACCAACACCTATACTAACCATCAAATCATATTGAACTGATTTGTAACCGTCGTTATCAGTAAATACCAAATTAGGTACAACTTTTTCTACTTGTTGTGCAATAACACCAATTGATTTTCCCTTGAAGGCTGTATAAGAAATAATTGATTTATTGTTTTTTATTTTATCATGTTCAGAGTCCCATACAAAAGTTACACCTTCAATCTGTTTTGCAATGTTTAAAACATTCTCTAAATTTTGAATATTATCTTTAAGTCTTTTATCTGATGGCGGTCCTTTAGGCCCTGTTGGACCAAGATTACCTTGAGCCCCTTGAGCACCTTGAGACCCTGTAGGCCCTGTAGGTCCTGACGCTCCTCCAGCCCCTTGAGCTCCTTGAGCTCCTTGAGCACCTTGAGGTCCTTTAGGTCCTGTTGAACCTGCAGGTCCTTGAGCACCTGTTGGTCCTGGTGTTCCAGGAACATTGGAGGTGCCTTGAGAACCTTGAACCCCTTTAGGTCCTTGAGAGCCTTGAGTACCCTGAGGTCCTTGGAATCCTTGAGCACCTACAGGTCCTTGAGAACCTTGAGCACCTTGGTTTCCTTGAGCTCCTACGGCTCCTTGAGCACCTACAGGTCCTCCTAGATTGGAACCTTGAGCACCTTGGTTTCCTTGAGCTCCAGTAATAATATTCGCGGGCCCCTGAAAACCTTGAGCTCCCGTATCACCTTGAGAACCTTGAGCTCCTGTAGTTGCACTCGCATTACCTTGAGCACCTTGAAAACCTATTGGACCTGTATTACCTTGAGCTCCTTGATTCGCACCTTGAGCCCCTTGAGCTCCAGGTACACCTTTAAATCCTTCAGCACCTTGTGCTCCTGTATTTACACCTTGAGAACCTTGAGCACCTTGAGCACCTGTACCTCCAGTGGCACCTTGAGCACCTGTTACCGCCCCTTGAGCTCCTTGATTTCCTTGAGCCCCTTGAGCTCCATCAGCACCTTGAGCCCCTACATTAGCACCTTGAGAACCTTGAGCCCCTTGAGCTCCTGTATCTCCAGTGGCACCTTGAGCACCTTGATTGGCTCCTTGAGCCCCTTGAGCTCCCGTATTACCTTGAGCCCCTGTAGCTCCTTGAGCTCCTTGGTTCGCACCTTGAGCACCTTGAGCTCCTGTATTACCTACAGCTCCTTGAGCTCCTTGAGCCCCTGTATTCGCACCCTGAGCCCCTTGAGCTCCTTGAGCACCTTGAGGTCCTTGAGCCCCTTGAGCTCCCTGAATAGAACCTTGTGCACCTTGAGCTCCTTGAGCACCTTTAGGTCCTATAGCTCCCACATCACCTGGAACACCACCTTGAAAACCTTGAGCCCCTTGAGCTCCCTGAGGTCCAGTTGCCCCTATATCACCAACCACATTTCCTTGAGCTCCTGTATCTCCTTTAGGTCCTTGAGCTCCTTGAGCTCCTTGAGCACCTTGAAACAAACCTTGAGCTCCTGTATCACCTTGAGCACCTTGAGCCCCTGTATGTCCTTGTCCCCCTGATACACCACCTTGAGCCCCTTGAGGACCTTGAACTCCTTGAGCTCCTTGAGAACCTTGAGCACCTGTATTCGCACCCTGAGCCCCTTGAGCTCCCTGTGGACCTTGAAACCCTTGAGCTCCTTGGGCTCCTTGGTTTGCTCCTTGAGCACCTGTGGAACCTTGAACCCCTTGAGCTCCTTGATTTCCTTGTGCTCCTTGGTTTGCCCCTTGTGCACCTTGAAAACCTGTGGCACCTTGAAAACCTGTATCACCTTGGGCCCCTGTATTAGCACCTTGAGCTCCTTGAACACCTTGAGCCCCTTGTGGACCTGTAGCTCCTTGAGCACCTTGGGTACCTCCTTGAGCACCGACACTACCCTGAGTACCTTGGGCTCCTGTGGCACCTTGAGCTCCTTGATTCGCACCTTGAGCACCTTGGACACCTTGGGCACCTTGTGGTCCTGTGGCACCTTGAGCACCTTGACTTGCCCCTTGAGCTCCCTGAGTACCTTGGGAACCTT